TCTTTGTGCCATGTTTAGCTCTTTTTGTTTTTATTTATTAGCCTATTGATACTGTTGATGTAGATACAATTGTGTGCCCACATGTTGCTGCATTACCAGCAACACAAGGAATTTTTCCATCCATTGTAACTGTTGTGACAGTGCTAGTCATAGTCGCTGCAGCATGAGGCGATAAACCATGTGATGCCACTGGCGAACCAGCGCAAGTCACTGTTTTACTATTTACTCTCACAGTCGTAGTGAGACCTGTTGTTGCACCGCCTGCTACATCTCCATGTGTAGATACAGAAGGCATTATCTTAACCTTTCCAATATACTTGTATAAACTTGGGGTTCGCGAACTCCTATTACATGAAAATCTATACGCAACTGATAGGAATTACCATCTGGATCTGATTCAACTTGAACCGCATCTAATTCAACACGTGGTTCATAGTTTCTGATCATAAACTCTATTTCTTTTTGCAACGCACCTGCTGTTACATAGTCGACAGGTTCGAACAGCATGGCTCTAATATTACCGCCGAAGTTCGGGTCAAACCTTTTTTCACCTCTATTATACATAAAGAGATTTTTAAGAGCTTGTTTCACTGCGTTTACATCAGTTTTGCGACCAATGTCTCCAGTTACAGGATTCACTTTGAATGCCATATCAATATCAGTATAAGTTCTTACAGGACGTTTTTCTTTAGTAGACATAACCTATTTATAAACCTTTTTAAGAAGAGCCCATAGTAAATCTTTTTTGTTCTTCATTAGATACTTCAACTTCTTTTTGGTTTTCAGCTTCTTGTGAGTTAAAAGAATCTGCATAATCTTTAATTAATTGCAACGAAGGAAGTTTCTGATGTTTAATAGGGTTAGCAATCTGATTTAGTGAACCTGATATCGGTGCACCCTTTTTAATAAACTGGTCTTTACGTTTTTGAATATTTGGGACAACTTGACAAAGTTTGTCAATATCACCACCTACACCATTTACAGCCTCTAATATATCCTGTGGGTCACCAAAATCGAAATCACCATACTTTTCCTGTAGGTCATCCGCGAATTTTAGGAAACTTGCTGAATCTCCAGCAAGAGCATTACCTGCTGCTATATAATTAGCAAACTCAGTAGGCAAAGACGGTAAGAATGCCTCCGCTAATGCTAATGGATCGTCGATAATTTCTTTTAAGTTTTTAAGGTCTTGGTTAATTTGTGTTAGGAGTTGAACCTCTGCGTAACCAGGAATAGTTGCAATTTTCTTAGGTAATGCTGCTATAGCCTTATCTGTGACTTCCACAGCATTATTGATAGCATCGATAGCCTTCAATTGTTTTAAATCTGGACCACAACTCATTTTTTATCCCCTTAGTTCAGTGTAATCGCTGTAGCGTTTACATCGAATAATGTGCCTGCATTAAATATTGTTGATGCTGTAGTGAATGTTGTGGCTGCATGTTGATAAGTGGCGACTGCTGATGATACTGCCATCGCGCCTGTAGTTGCCATAGTCAAAACACCACCTGTGTCGATATTCGTATTTAAGTTGGCAGAAAGATTTACTTGACCTGCTGTAGCACTGAATGCTCCTAGAGTGCCAGCTGAGAAGTTAATATCTCTGAGAGTCATAACTTCCATAGAGCCAAGATTACTGAAGAATTTTAAACCGCCCATAGCTGACAGCGCATAAGTGTAGCCTATCGTTTCATTTTTTCTACCACCGATTTGATTAACACTATTACCTTTTACCACTAATGAATCTCGACCTGCAAAAAGAGACCCGATAAATGGTAATGTAACAGGAGCATCAGCTGATGCACAATTAATTATTGTGTAACGACTACCTTCAACTGTTGTTTTCTGATCAGAAATTATATCAAGAACATCATTGCCTGAAATCTTAGTAAATCTACCGCCACGAATAGTTGTATAAACATCACCATTTATATCCTCAATCTTATTACCGTCGACTTTCATGTTAACATCACCTTTCACGCTGATGTTTAGATTGCCGTCAACATAAAGTGTTTTGTCTTTATACACAAGCTCGAAATCATCGCCTACAATCTTTTGAACATGACTACCATCTGGCTGAACCTCATCGAAACTGCCAGAACAATGGTATACATGAATACGCTCTGCTCCAGGAGTATCGTCATATTCTTCAATACTACCACATTCAGTTTCACGAACTTTGTTAAAAGGATATAATGATTTAGATGTTTCAGAACCTTGAGGGTGTGGTTCATCCCAACGTGGAATATCGTCTTCAACTTCACTTTTATTTTTTACTGTAGGTGATGCATCAAATACACCTTCAAACTCACTCGGTTGTGCTAAAGGTATGCCTGTAATACGGTTAGCTCTTTTAGTACCTAATGACTTATGTTGTTCAGCGTCATTACCACCTCGCGCTAACCTAGAAAGCGAAGATTCGTTCAGAGAATTTCTACCTACACCTTTTTCTGTTAATGGATAAATACCGTCAGGATCTGAGAACCCACTTTGAGTATTTGCTTTTACTGTATCCATACCACCTAAAGAACCCATGATGATAGGAAGTTGTTCAGAACCTGAGTCAGTAAAAAAACCAACTACAGATGTGCCATGTACTAGACCAGTCGCGTTACTACCGATACCTGATATGGCGGCTGATCCAACTGATTGTATGGTAGCAGCCCAAGGTAAATCTTCTGTAGGTAAGACTGCTTTATCGTCAGTATGATAACCCAAAATACGAACTCTATAACGACCTAACTTCATAGGGTCATAACGATCTTCAACGACTCCGATCCACCATTGCATTTGACCGTAAATCATCATAAACCTCCCAAACTGTCTCTTACTAGACGCAAAGTCATCATATGATTTTGTGGTCTAATAACATGTTTGACTGCTGTTATCATATACAACCCAGATACGAACGGATCTTCTAATTCATTAATTTTAGGTTGGTTAGTTTTATCTTCTGTTCTCGGGAAAATTAATTTCGTCAACAATCCAACATCGACATCCGCTTTACCAGGAACAGTAATTTCTATAGCCTGATTGTTCAGCTCAGTCATAGCAAAGTTTCTTACGAGTTGATTCCTAACTTGTTCAACACTACGACTGTACGAAGAGCCATAAGGCGAAGTTGACATAGGCGTGAATGTTCTATTTGCTAATGGATCAGCTCTGGTATTATTAGCAATAGTATTGTAAGATCCGATCGAAGTAAAATCTGAGAACGATTCTCGCAAATATTTTTTATCTTCTTGAGCGATAACACTAGACTCTGGTCTATTATCATACTTCAAGTTTAAGAATCTTTTGGTCGTGAAGTCATATGAGAAAACTGATGTTGCGTGAAACCCATTAGCATTATTTTTTACAAGGCTTTTAAAGAAAGGATAATCCATAGATTTTATAGTATGATATTTACTATTCAAATACTTCGTTTGATACTTGTAAGTTTTATCTCTCACATCTCGATAGATAGGTGCTTCCTGACTTTCGACAGTTGTATATTCATCATAGATAGACTTACTATCTTTTTGTACTTTGACTAAATGCTCTAGTGGCGTAAAATTAAAACTTGACTTGCCCTCAAAAAACATTACATTAGTTTTTCTACTGGTATCGCCTAAACTACGAGATGCCAAAAAATTAAGTGCCTTAAATGGAGACCAATAATTACAAGTAAATTCGAAGTTATTAGTTGAAAACGGTGAATCTAAAACGCTCATAATGCTTTTAGATGATTGTTGTCCATCAGCAAATGTAATTCTAGGTCTAGCTATACTTTCGAAAATAGTTTCAGCAAGAGCATCTGTAGCACCTGAAAACTTATTTGTTAACCTAACTGTTTCATTGATATACGCTTCTTCTGATATACATTCAAGAGTATATCTTTGTTCTCTATCTCTGTTAAGCGAACGATTGCTGATTGTATGAACGATGAAAGTTCTAAAAAATGACTCATCTATATTAGGCGTCGTGAAACGTATTGTCACTTTTTCCTGACCGAGTATAGGCATAGCGGTTATCAAACCAGCTGAATCTGCGATGTGAACATTCATTGTCATTGAATTAGATTCAACACTAATGTATATTTCAAACTGCATAACAAAATTAATCAGGTCTACAGTTCCTGATTCTTCAGTAGTAATAAAAATGTCTTCGATTACTACATCACCAGCAGTCAGATTCATTTCAGTCATTATAGATTAATCTTTTGTTCAAAATCTTTTACGAAATCTTTAATAGAGTTAGCACCAACAACTCTAATAAATTGACGATTGTTGTTTAAAATTTCTTCATGTTCAAAGTTAGTAACAGGTATAATCTCACCAGCTGCTAATTTAGCGGAATCATATTCAACACATACTTCTGGTCGCTCTGGTAATACCCAATGATGATGTGTGTTTAGCTGATCAGCACCATATTTTTCTTTCGTAGATTCTTCAAGAACTTCTGATGGTAGAAACCAATCATTGTATGGGTCTATAATATTATTTACCAAAAGTATAGTCCAATAAAGTTTAGGGTCTCCATATAATTTAAATGCAACATCTTCAGCCCATTCTCCATCATTAATTGTATAATGTTCAAGATTATAGATATTTGTAGTATTCAATGCATCGGGTATAGTTGCTACTCTGCGAAAAATATCTTTAACAGTAACAATTCTACCGTCAACAACATAACCTAGATTGGGCATTCTTTCAAACATTAATAACCTCCTCTGCCAGAGCCATCAGTTATTTGCTGAGATGTAGAATCTTTAGATAACAGAACGATTTCCCTAAACTGCATAGCCATAGTTATTTCTGTAGGAATACCTTCAGTATTTCTAAATGTGGTAAAAACACCTTCTGAACCATAATCAACTGATAAGTCTGTCAAAACTGATGTGGCGATTTGGTTTACAAACTGATTTTGATTATTTTTGTATCTATATTCAATATCAAAAATCGAAGGAAATGTGAAGAAAGCACCATCAGGACTTTTTTCTGGATGCATATGATATTTAAATAGATTAATAATTTCTCTAACACTGTCGAATTCTTTTAAATTACGAGGAGCAAATTTATATTGAAAGGCGAAAGTTCTGAAATTCATAGTTTTAAAAATTTGCTCTTGAAATGGATTCCGAACTTTTTTACTCGCTGCTCTAGCTAAACCCCCAGGATTAAATCCGAGACCTGCGACTTTAGGCAGAGAACCTGCGTCCATCAAAGCTCTAGATAAAAGTTCTGCACCAGTTCCTCCTGCTGCACCTTGCATAAATGCTTTAACATCACCACCACCTG